TCCACGCCGCCGGGCTTGATCATCAGCATCCGGGTGCAGTTCTTGCCCCGGTTGCCGGTGATGGTGATTGCGCGAGCGATGTTGGAATAGGTGGAGTCCGTCGCCGCCGTAGCGCCGATCTCGGACCCGATGCCGACAAAATCGGCCATGTTCTCGAAATAGTTGTCGGCGATGAGGATGTTTTCGCTAATGCCCCCGACCGCCTTGATCGCGATCCCGTCGTCCGAAGCGGCACCGGGATTGATGAAGCTGTTGCCCGTGATCTCGATGTCCTTGCAGTTCGAGATCATGTTGATTCCGCCATACCAGGTGCAGTGGTTGTTCCTGAACCTCAGGCCGGTGGCGGTGGAGCGGACGTAACAGGGGATGTGAGCGGCTGCCGAACGGGTGACGGTGTTGTCCTCGAACACGGTGTCCGCGCCGTTGAACTCCAGATAGGGAGCGGGGTCGGCTCCGGTCGCGGCAAGGTCGAAATGGACGCCGCGAATCTTGAGGCTTGCGCCCGCGAAATTGACCGCTTGGTTGTCGGCGGTCGTGGAGATGGTCGCCGCCCTGCCGCCGTCAACGACAAGATCGGGAACGTCGAAATCCAGGCTGGCCGCTACCGGAAAAACGAAACCGGGAAGCAGCAGCCGCGTCTTGCGGCCAGTGCTGGATTGAACCGTCGAGAGGTTCGCGAGCGCGTTGGCGAACGCCGAATCCAGCGCCGACACACCGGAATTGGCAATAAGCGCGTCGTCCTCGTTGGGATTGACGAAATGAATGAGGCTGAGACCGTCGCTGTCCTCAGCTCCCAACGCCTTGAGCTGTGCGCCAGAACGTCCGTAGGCGTTAGCGTCGGCGTTCTTGTACTTGATGAGGGTGAAGCCGCTGTTGGCTGCGAGGTCCGTCCTCAGTGCTGCGTCGGCTCCGGTCCCCGAAGCCGCAACCGGATTGCCGTCCGCGTCGAAGGCGAAGAACTGTCCCGCCCGGTCGGAACTCACCGGCAATTCGTCGATGGACTCCCCGACCGGGGCCTTGATCGCGCGCCCGACCTGTTCCTTGAGGTAGATATCCCGAATGGCTTCCCTGTCGCTGGCCTCGTCATGGCTTTGCGGAAGGAAGGCCCCTGCGTTCGTGAAGCTGATGTCCTGAGCGAACGACGGGTTGGAGACGATGGTGATGTCCGTCCCCGTGGCGGGAGCCGTGCCGAAGGTGACGGTGCCACCCTCCGTGGCGTTCAATGTGACGGTGTAATCCGCATCGGAAACGACGGTCGGCGCTGCTCCCGCAACAGACTGGAGAACCTGCACCTCGTCCGCCGCCATCGCCTTGAAGGTGAAGGGGAACGCGGTCGTCGCTCCATTCCCCGCGAACGGGCCGGACACGGGGTTCGTGATCGAGACGGTCATGGGTCATGGCTAAGTGACCCCGCGCCGCTCTTGAATCGCGGTGGGGAAAGGAGCAAAGACGCGCGCCCAACAGGGAGATTGCCGGATGAAGCGCGTAGTGCTTCTCGCGTTGATGCTATCGGGCTGCGCGACCTTGAGCCTGCAACCCTTCTCGCAGCGGATGAACAGCCTGAAAGGCCAGCCTGTCGAGGCTGCTTTCAGCAGGCTCGGCTATCCGCAGAACGAAAAGGTGATTGCCGGTCGAACCGTCTATTACTGGACGGAGAACAGCGATTGCACGTTCAACATCGTTGCGACGCCGGACGGAAAAGTGGACAAGTGGAGCGGCGTCGGCAGTCCTGCTGGATGCTCGCTCTATCTCAAGGGTTTGAGCCGGTAGCGTTTGCGACGTTCGGCGGCCTGTCAGGCGTCGTCTGCCCCGGCCTCCACCAATAATTCGTCCCGTGCTGGCGCGCGAATTGCTGCATCCTGGAGAAGCTGGAATAATGCTCGGGGTCGAGTTCGTTTTGCAGCCGGTCCAGGACTTCACGCGAGAACAGCAGCCGGGTGTACCAGAGCGTCGAGCCTGGCATGTTATTCTGGATGACGCGCCGCAGCGCGCGGCCCTTGTTCTTCGACTGCGCGAAGTTGATGACATCGCTGACGCTGCTTGCGAGCGGACCCGCGTTCGTCGTCCAGAAGTCAGTTCCGGACCGGCTGACGGCAGAATTGATGAAGTCGCCCATGATCCCGAGTCCGCCGCCCTGAGCCGCCGCCCTCGCCCAGAAGGTCGGGACGTTGTGCGCCGTTCCCATGCCGAGAAGGCTGACATCGCTCCGCTGGTTGACGCTTTCCGGGTCCTTGCCGTCCACGATTGCCTTCAGCTCCAGAGCGAGCGCGCCCATCACGGTCGATGCGATGAACAGGTTCGCCGCATATTCGAGCCTGCCCAAGCCGCCCTGTGCCAGCATCCGGCGGCCGTGCATCCAGAACAATTGCATCGGGAAGCCGCGAAACTGGAGAACGCTGCGACCGACCTCGCCGGGGATGCTGCCCTTGTGGAACCGCGCGTTGATTGCGGCCCTGACCCTGAGGGACTGCGTGGGAATGGCGAACTCGCTCTCCTGAAGGATCATCTCGGCAATGCGGGTTTTCATCGAAGGGTCGGAGATATTGTCGGGCAAGATCCACTTCGCGCCGTCCGACTCTTCGAGTGGCGTTGAGCGGATCAGGTTCCAGTCGTCCTCTCCGAAACCGTAGCGATCGAACATCGCCCGGAAGCGTGGGTTGAGGCTGCTCCATTGCTTGTTCGCGTTGTCGGTTATCGAGGCCCAGACTTGGCGGTTGAACAGCCGGTGCCCGTCGTCGGTCCATTTGGTGAGGTAGGAGAGTTGCATCACCGCGTCGTTCAGGCGCGCCGGGATTTCACCGTTCATCGTCTCGCCCGTCCAGCGGGAATAGGCGCCCATGCTCCTTGTCGCACTCTCCGCAATCGCGAGCTGGCGCGCTGCGTGTGCCCTGTCGGCCGCGCTGCTCGGCTTCAGGTTGCGGATATAGTCGAAGAGGACGCGAGAGGCCGGAAGCCCATTGAACCGGCGCGTGACATATTGGGTGGCAACGTCGCCAAGGGACGAGATGACAGCACCCCCGAGCTTGGCCGCGCCTTCCAGCGCCCGGGCGCTTTGCATGAACCGCGCCAGCCCCTCGTTCTCCACGTCGAAGCCGCCAGAAAGCTCCTGGTACATATTCCCGATGCGGATCGCCGACGCCTTGGCCTGCTTCAGTCGCTTGCCGCCCTCGTGCTTGGGTTGCGTCGCCTCCATTTTAAGACCGTCCGTGATCCACCGCATCGTCGCAGCCGGATTGGGACCGAGCCGTTCGATCAACGCAATATCGCGGCTCATTCCGTGGACGTGGCCGATCATCGCGTCGAAGATACCGGCTCCGGGGTCGATCTTCTCCGACAAGGCCGAAAGCGGCCGCCCGAAGCGCTGGTTATAGGCCAGCCATGAATCCGCGTCCTTGAAGATCAGGAAGCGGCTGTCGGAATGGCGGTTGGCAATCTTCGATCCCACGAAGGCACCGGCCCTGCGATCATTCCAGCCGTCGGAGGAGATCGTGTCGTACACCGCCCTCAGCGCCATCTCCAATTGCTGCGGCGACATCGGGTTGCCGGTCTCGTCCATCATCTTTTGCCGGTCGAGCATCGGCGCAATGAAGTCACGCCATTCGTCAAAGGCAACGGAGCGAACGGCCAGCATGTTGTGGACCTGCGGCATTCCCCACTTGTCGATCTTGCCGATTGCGCCGCCAGCGGCATTGAAGCGCAGCCTGAGACTGTCCGCCGTCTGAAGCCATGCCTCGGCAAGTTCACGCGCCGCCGTATTGCCGGTGTGCTCGCCGAACGCTTCCCGAAGGACATCGTGGAGCGTGGCAACCTCGCGAACCTGTCCAATCACGTTGCGGCTGAATCGCTCCAGAAGGCCATTCATCAGCGCGAAGTGCTCGTTTGCGATTGCCTGCGAGCGAAACTCGACATTGAAATATGGCGCGCGATCATCGGAAGCCAGAAGAGCCTCTGCGGCGGCACCGGGATTGTCAGCCTTGAACGCGCGGACATCCTTGGCGATCTGCTGCTGGGCCGTGATCTGAAGCGCGGCCTGGCGCTTCTTGAGCGCGGCGTCGGCCTCGAAGCGCCTCGCCGTTTCTTCCGAAGCCATCGCCTCGGCCGCCTGCTGGCCGAACTTGCTGGCGTAATCGCGCTCAAGGTCGTCATAGAGGCCGCGCGCACGATCCGCCTGGTCGCGGCTCAACTGGCCGTTCTGCTCAAGCCCGGGGATGCAGCGCTTCATCGTCATTTGAGGCAGTCCCGCAATGCCTTCGCCGCGAGTTCATCCGCTTCGGCTTCGCTCATGATGTCTGCGATGCTCTTCGGATTGTCGCCCTCGTCAGAAATCCTGAACCCCGTTTGCTCAAGGTCGAACAGGTGGGGCGGCGGCTCGGGAGGCTCCGCGATTGCGAAACCGCCATTGATCTTCTCCAGCATCTTCGGATCGATTGGCGGGACGCTCTTGGATGCCTCAGTCGCCACCGCGTCCTGCAGGAGGTCATGGGTGAGGAGGTCGGTCTGTTCCTTGGCACCCGCGCCGACAGGATCGGAGAAGTTCTCGGCTGCGGCTTTCGCGGCTATTGCGCGGTCAAGGAGGCTCGGTTCGCCTGGGCCAGGTACGTCCGCATCCGCCGCCTCAGCGGAGAAACCGCGTCCCTCTCCGACAGGTGCTCCACGAAGTCCGACATCCGATTCCACTCCTCTGGCGGCAGCTCGTAGGTCGATCCCGGAGAGGGCGTCGAGGAATTGGCTGACGGCATCGGCTCGTCGAGTACCGGAAAGCTCGGCTCTTGCCGCTTCGGCGAGGGCTTGGCGGACCGGGCCTGCCGAATGGGCTGTGCGGTCGAGGATTGCGAGCGCTTCGTCATTGGAGATCACCTTACTCTCGTTTGCGGCGCGGTCCAAGCGGTTGCCGGCGGCTTCGATCTTCGACGCCTTTTCGTTCAGTACCTTGAATGTGCGCTTCTCGTCGCGGAGCCGCTTTTGCGCCGCTGAGAGAATCCGCGAGATCGGGACGTAGAGCGACTGTGCGGGCATGTCGCCAAACATGCCGAGCTGCGTCGTATCCGCCGACCCAAAGCCATCCGCGAGCGCCTGTCGTGTGACTGTCGCAGCCTCCGCCGGATTGCTGATGCGCTCCTTTTTGAGGAGGTCGATGATCGCCATGTGGCTGTCGGGAGAATGCCCGGCGTGAAGCCCGACCTGGGCGGCAATGCGCGGGTCGATCACATCGTTCGCCACGGCTCCGAACGCCGGATAAGACAGCCGCGAAAGCCCGATGCTGTCGCGCGTGAGGGGTCCGTTCTGTGGAAGCATCCTCGCACCCTCGGGCGCGTCCCTTAACACCCGCGCATTGTCGAGCAGGGACCCGGTTCCGTTGGCGATGTTCCGCAAAGCCCCGAGGACACGAGCCTGCTGGGCGGTGATTCCGTCCGCCTCCCGAACGACGATTGCGGGGAGCCTGATGCTCGGGTCGTCATCGAACAGCCGCTTCGCCAATCCGACGCGCTGATGGCCGTCGGCCACGATCCGTTCACCGTCGGCGCGCTCCCAAACGAGGATTTGCTGGGAGAGAAGCGGGTTCCACGCATCAACGCCTCGCAGAGCGTCGGTGATTCCGGCCTCGTCGCCCCCCGATTTGTATTGCATCAGCGCCGCATCGGTCTTGACCTCATCCGGAGCGAACGAGGCCGCCCCGTAGGGAACCGGCGACGCATAATCGAAATCCTCATCCGGAACCGCATCGGGCCGAGCCGGAACGTGATCGACGCTTCCTCCGATCCGCTTGTGCGCCCATGCGATCAGTTCGTCCGCCGACTTGCCCGTGAGCAGCTTCCTGTTCGCGGCGAAGGACTTTGGGTTGATAATGTCCTCGACCGGCGTTCTCGGGTCGGCTTGCAGGACTTTCGTCGCGTCTGCGGGGCCGAGGAAGTGGGCGAGACTGAGATTGCCCGGGCTGTCCTCCAGCCCCCTCATGCGAAGGTATCGCCCGTTCTGCGCGCCGTAGTAATCGGTCGCTCGCATGGCGATTGTCTTGTCATGGCGAAGCGCGAGAATCTGGTCGCGGCTCATGCCCGTCGTGTCCGTCACTTTCGGCGCGACGCTCAGCCACGTTCCCTCGGTGAACTGACCGTACCCATCCGCTGTCGAGTCCGGATTGCGGATTGGCCTGCCTTCGGCTCCGATTGTCGCCTCCGCGAACGACGCGGGGCGGCGCGTCGCCATTGTTGCCCCCGACCTGTCGCGCACCGTCGGCACCTGGACCGGGGCCGTCGATGGCATATCGGGCGCGTGGATGGTGACGCCGAGCGATTGGGCTATGGCGTCCAGACGACGTTCGTTGTCGCCTGCGTTCTGCGGGGGAAGCGGCGATGTCTCGCGCGTCTCGATGTCGCGGGTCATCACGTTTGCCGCAGCGCGTTCATCCGGCGTCGAGATATCCCCGACCGCCGCATAGGGTCGGGTCGCCTTTTGCCATTCCGTAAGGAGCTGGCGATCCTTGACCGTGCCTGCCCTGACCGACGCAGCGACAACCGCATCCCTGACCGGGGCTGGCGCATTCTCGGCGGCGGTGTCCGCGACCTTGCTGGCGACATGCCCGACCGTCGAAGCGATATGCGGGACCAGTGTCGGAGCGCCGCCAAGGATAGCGCCCGCTACGGCTTGCTCGCCGATGCTCTTTGCGACATCGCCTGGCGTCATTTCGATGCCTAGCCGCTCTGCGTCCGCGACTTGTCCCGGTGAAGCGAGAGCACCGGCTGTCGCGTTCAGGGCGGCACCCTCAATCCCGCGCTTGATGACGGTCCTTGCAACGGTCTTTCCCGCCGCGCCGCCGACGCCTCCGACCGCCGCGTTCTCCGGGTCGAGTGAAAGCACACTCCCGACCGCGCCGCCGATGAACTGACCGACGACGCCAGCCGTGTTCGCTCGCGAGGTGATGTCCTGCGCCCCGGCAAGCTGACGCTGGCGTTCCTGAATGGCAAGATTTGCAACCGCCGAGGCGTCGGTCAGCCCTTTGAGAAAATCGGGCTTGCGGGCGCGGACCCGATTAACCGCCGACCAGATATCGCCGATCTCGGTCTGGTCGCCGCCGAAGTAGAGAGGGGCGAGGATATTGCGGTCGCCAAGGAGCGTGTTTCCGGGAACGAAAGGGTTGCGGAAATCGCGCGTGACCGGCGTGTAAACGACGCCGTTTGCATTCACCCGGTCGCCGGGCTGCGGATGGTAGAACGGGCTGGTCGAGAGAACCGGGACCTTGACGTATTCGGTTCCCTTCTCGCCTTCGGACTGGAGCGCCTTGATGATCTGGTCGTAGTAGCGGAATTGGTAGATCGCATCGGCGTTGCGGGTCGAATGCGTCCCGGCAACGGCGGACGTAAAGCCAGCGCCGACATTCTGGAAGAAGCCGGTGCTGTCCCGGTTTGGCTGAGCCGTTGGAGCGGCAGAGGCCGCGCCCTGGTCGAGTGTTTGCGTGAGGACGCCCATCAGGGGAGTTTCCGGACGTTGATCTCGTAAAAGCCGCCGTCCGTCGTTTTCACGAACCCGCTGCCGTCGGTCAGGCGATAGATGCCGTCTCCCGAAGGCACCCAGCGCATCTTCTTGATCTGGCTTGCGGTCGGGTGCGAACCGTCCGCGAGAACAGGCGTGTGACGCCCGGACGCGGCGATGAACTGCGGGCCGCTCGCACGGGAAATCTTCGTCTCGAATGTGCCGGAATCCATATCGTCCGGAAGCACCGTCTGGCCGCCGTTGAAGGCTGCGAGACCGCCATATTGCTTGCCGTCCTTGATGTAGGCACCGAGCGCGGAGTTGATGGCGGCGTTCCACGCATTACCATCGATGTCGCTCCACTCGTTCCAGCCCCTGTCGTTGGCATGGGAAGCGAGTATCGCGGTCGCATTCTGATAGACGCCGCTCGATGTTCCGGGAAAGAAATGGAGCGCATCGCCGACATATTGCTGGAACTGCTGCGCGCTCTGCGTCCGGTCAACCAGCTTCGGCTTGGTCTTCAATACCTCCTGCCCGGTCAGCACTTGGTTGACGCGAAAGGCCGCGACGGAGTGATTGGGATGCGTGGCGAGGCCCACGAGGTTCTGGAAACCCGCATCGTTGGGTGCAACCTGCTGGGCGGCGGAGAGCGCCAGCGGCCCGAATTTCGCGAGGTTGGCGACGAGCGCCTGCTTTTGCTGGACCGTCCCTGAAACCTGCGGGGAAATCTGCGCCGCCTCGGCATTGGTGAACACCTGCGGCGGCATTCCCGAACGGCTTGCCGCCTGGCTTGCCGCCTGGATACGAGCGTTGACGCTGCCCTGGTCGGCGAAGTTGACTGGCTGGACGTCAATCCCCTGGGTCTGCGCTCCCCACGAAAGCCGGTCGGTGCGGATCTTCGAGGCGGTCCCATTGTAGAGCGTTTGCAGATGATCGCGCTCGACCACCCAGTCCGGCTTCGCGTCGGCACCGGCCTTGGCGATCTGGGCTGACAGGGCATTGATCCGGTTCTGCAAATCCGCAGGCGTGGCGTTGCGATACTGGATGGTCAGGTTGTTCTTGAACTGGCCGACCTGAATGCGCTTGACCAAGTTCTCATCGCCCGATGCCTGCGCGTCGGAAAGAGCCGAGGTATATTCCTCCGGCTTCATCGGAATGCCGAGGTCGATGTTCTGGGCGGCAGTCGTCGCCCGGTCGTGAGCGTCGTGCTTGGCTTCGTTCGCGGCCCTGCGCTGGTCGGCTTCTATACGCCGCTGCTCCGCATCGTAGGCGTCCTGCCGAACGCGCCCGTAGCTGGTGAGGGCGGTGCGGTCGTCGCCGGTCATCGACGCGCCGTGCTTGTCGATGAACGCGCTGATAAGCTCCTGGGCCTGACCGCCCCCGTCGTTGGCGAGCTGGACGCCGATGTCCTTGTAGGCGCCCGAGCGGGCCTTCAATTGCTCCAGCTTGATCTCGTCGTCGGACATGCCCTTGAGGTGGCCGACACTGGCGATTTCCGCGTCCTGAGTGTCGAGCTGCTTTTCGCCTTCTTCGGGATTGTCGAAATAGGTGTAGCGCGCAAGCTCGCCCGTCATTCCTGCCCGTGCCGCCGATTCCCCGACCGCGTAGGTGCGCGTTTCCTTGAGAGCGTGAGCCGCGATCGACTGGCCCCACGCCTGCCTTTGGGGAATAACGGCGTCGTCGAATAGCGTCTGCTGGCGCTGGTTCTTCAGGTTCGCGCGCGCCTGCTGAATGAAACTGTCGAGGCTCTTGTCAACGGTGGGGCGAAGGTCGAGGGCGTCCTTGCCCTGCTTGTCGAAATAGGGGTTGGCGCCCGTATAGCCGATCTCGAGGAAATGCTGGGAAACGGCGTTCGTCGCTTCCTTCGCGGCCGCCTCGTCATGAGCGGCATTGATCTTGTCCAGCATGGAAGCGGCTTCGCCAACGCCTTGCCCAAACTGCTGGATTCCTTCTCCGACAGCTCCCGTCTCGAATTGCTGGGGGCGGATTGGCGCAACCTGCGGCGCGTCCCGCTGGATGTTGCCGCCCTGGAAAACCTGGATTCTAGCCAAGGTCAGCCCCCACCCATCTTCGCCTTCATCCCGGCGGCCTGGCTAAGCCCACCCAGAAGCGATCCCGCCGCGCCGAAGTAGGAGCCGATCTTCGCCTGACTTGCCCGCGCCCGCGCCGCCTTGGCCTCGGAGACGAAGTTGCTCGCGTCGATGGTGTAGCCCTTCATCTTCTGGGTTTCGTTGGCGGCGAGATTCTGGAAGTCCTCGTTCGCCTGGCTTTGGGTGTCCTCCTGCAAGCGGGCGGCGGAGCCTACGCTTACGTCGATCCCGTTCGCGGCCATCGCGGCGATGTTCTGCCCCTTGATCTGGCCGACCTTGCGCCAGAAGTCGCGCTGCTCCGATGGAACGACCTGACCCCGATAATCGCGATAGGCGTCAACCGTCTGGGCGGCGTTCTGCTTGGCGACCTGGCCTTCATAGTTGGCCTGAGCGGATGCGGCCGCGCCTTGCTGCAAAGCCCCCGCCGCCGAGACGACGCCGGAAGCGATTGCAAGCGGGACGGCGGCTGCGGCCAACGGCACACACACGTTTCAGGCTTTCCGGGCGGGGTGACGCATGGCACCGTGCTATGCGGCAGCGCGTTGCTCTTGAATCGCCGCCGTGATCGTGAACGGCACGAACGGCACCCCGCCGATCATCCGTTCTTCCGTCCCGATCTCCGCTCCCCAGTGGCGTAACAATGTGATCGCCTTGTCGTTGTCTGCGGTGACGAGATTTTCGAGATACGGAAAAGCCTCCAGCCAAGCCCCGATGATCCGCCTTCCGCGTGTCAGGAGGTCGCGGGCATAGTCCTCCATCGCCACGTCGGTCGCGAGAAACCACGGCATTGCCCGTCCCGACAGAGCGTCGGTCACGCTTAGCCCGAACATCGCAATCGGCTTTCCCTCGTCGTCAAGGGCGGTGAACGCTTCCAGGCTCGTCCTGAGGCTGATCCTCAATGCCTGCTTGGGAGAGCGTCCGAACGCCTCGCATTCCTGCCTGTCTGCCGCCCTCATGCGATGTGCCAGCGGCCCGGTGTGCAACAGAGACGCCGGGACGACGTTTGCCCTCACAGAGCGCGATTCAATCACCCCGCCGGTTCGCACGATGGTGGGCCGGAAGGAGCCCGAAACTCCCTCCGACCCTGACCACAACGCGAAGGAACCGCGCCATGGCTTTTACGAAATGGAACGCGCCCACGATGCTGGAGCGCTACGAAGTCGATCAGCGAACCGGATGCTGGGAGTTCTCTGGACAGCGAGACTCTAAAGGATATGGCATTGTGGCGTTCGGTCAACACCGAACAGGAGATCGAATCCGAACTCCCGCCCATCGCTATTTTTACAAACAACTTGTTGCCCAGGTTCCAGATGGGGTGGTCGTTTGCCATCGCTGCGACAACCCGCCCTGCGTAAATCCTGAGCACCTTTTTGTTGGAACCCCCCGAGATAATGTTCGGGACTGCATCACAAAGGGACGCCGCGTCGATAAAGGGGCAGTTGGCGTGGCTAATTCGCACGCCAAGCTGACCGCAGATGATGTTGTAGCTATTCGTCAAATGAGCGGCACACAAGAGAGTATCGGACGAATATTCGGGATCACTCAGGCGAACGTCTCCGAGATCAAACTCCGTAAGACTTGGCGACATATCTAGCCGAGGTCTCCGATTCCGGGTTCGACAAGGATTCCCGCGACGTGAAGCGGGGTCGGATCGTCCGAGCGGATGATAACGGTCGTTTCCGTCCCGCTGGACCCACCGAGCGAGATTTCGAGATCGCCCGTCACCAGTTCGATTGGCGAGGTGTAATCCTCGGTCTCGCGGGTCTTGATCTCGAACAGTTGCGCCTCGCTCACCCCAGCCTTGACGTTGCGGCTGTTGATGACGGAGACGAACGCCCTGTTGGCCTGCTGCGGCCTTGCCTTGATCCACCCCTGCGGCGTCTGCATCGCCAGCGGAAGCGTTTCGATTTCCGCCGTGAACGCCAAGCCGATCGTCACCTTCTTGCCGCCGATGGGCAGAGTGATGGCCCCGCCGCTCACGACCAGCGGGTTTCCGTTTCCGTCTTGCACGACCGCGTTCCCGTCAACCCACGCGACCACGGTCTCGCCTTCGAGGTGATCGAGCCGGTTGAACACGTTGACGTAGCCGGTGGACGTGAACGAGCGCGCGCAATCGAGGAAACAGGCGTCAACCTGATCGGTCCAGTCCTCGGCGGCCATGCGCTCGATGTAGGTCTTTGTCGTGCCGTCGATGGTCCTCTCGACCACGAAATAGGCGCGGTCCTCGCCCTGCTCCGTGATGATGCACACCTGCTTGAACAGGCCGTCCGTCTCGTTGAGCGTCCAGCCCCACACCTGTTGCGACTGGTCCCATGTCAGGCACAGCAACTTGCCGTCGCTCCGCACCGCCCAGAAAGCGGAGGCTGGCTTTTCCGCGAAGGCCCATGAAACAATCGTCGTCCCGTCGAACAGGTGGCGGGAGAAAATGCTGACATCATCGGTCTTGAGGCCGTCCAGCTCGAAATCGTAGCCGATGGTGCGGACTTCCCCGGTCTTTGCCGTCTCGTAGAAAACCACGTTATCGACAAGGATCGGCTTCAAGCGAGATGCTCCGCGCCGCACACGTGGTCTTATCCTCGGGGGCGGGGTTGCGGTGATATAATCCTCGTTCGATCCCTGCACGGCGAAGATGTTGTTGCTGGTCAGGGCAAGAAGCCCTTGGTCGGTCGAAACCATCGCGTTGACGCTATTGACCTTGTTGGCGACGAGAGCGACTTCGATACTGTCGTCTTCCCGGCCCGGTCGCGAGAAATCCATGTTCTCGAAATCCGCCGACTTCGACGCCCATATGCCGTTTGGCCGATTGGTCGTCCGCGCCCAATAGGAGCGTTGCTCGTGGAAGGTAATGGCCGAAGGGCGGTCGCCTGCATCGGCGAAGGGGTTATCCCCAACCGGAGGTCCGAAGGACAGGTCGGGGCCGATATTGTCGTCCCTGAACGTCAACTGGTCCGTCACGCCGATATTGCCGAAGCCCTGCTCGTTCTCGCTCTTGTAGATGCGGTAATGGGTCGCGCCCGTAACGGCGTCCCAGGTGATCGTGTTGTAATTGCGCTTGAGAGCGAGGTCGTTCGTGACCGTGACGGATGCGGACGGGCGGCTTTCCTGCCCCGTATCCTCGTTGAACGCCGTGACCTCGTAGGATGCGGGCTGCGGGAAATAGGCGTTGCCGCTGTTGGCGGAATCGGTGTTGGCCGTGGTCGCGGACGCTGACACTCCGGTTGGCGACGAAATGAGCGGCCCAAACGTCACATCCACGAACTCCCAGTTCGTATGGTCGTGACGGATGATCTTGCACGGCAGATGGTTCTGGTGCGCCAGATAGATGACATCGGCGGTCTGCTCGTAGTCCGTCTCCGCAAGCTCGGAGGCGTTGAACGGCGTTGCGGCCTGATAGACGCGATAGACTGGCATTACGGAATTTCCGTGCCCACACCGCTCCAGATGCCCTCGGTCGGGGCGGCTGCGGTGCTGCCTCCGCCCGAATACGTGCCGCCGGACGAACCGCCGACCGTTGGAGGCGTCGGGTCCGTCTCGACCGGCGGGACCGTTGGCGCGGCGGGTGGCGGATCGGGCGGACCCGTGCGGACGGTTCCTCCGGTGTCCCCGGTGAACGTGCCCGCACTCCGGCTGTCGAAATCGACGGTGAAGTTGTTGTCGTCGATTACAGACTGAACGGTGAGGAAGCGGTCGTTGATCTCAACCATGCCGAGAATGCCGTTGAGATAGACGGGACTGCCCACGCTGTAGCCGTGAAAGGCAGCGGTGATCCTGGCGTTGGCGGCCTTGGTGATCGCCGTGACGGTCAGGCCGGTTTCCAGCACCGCGCCGCCAAGCGCGAACGGGCGCATCAGGGCTTGGCCGAACTCCAGCGCATAGGCTTGATCGTCGCTGAACTGGAAAGGGATCAGGCGGGACAGGGGGGACAGGGCTTCGGCGACGAAGCGTGTTCCCATGCGCTTCTTCAACCCGCCTGTTCGCTGGACCTTGACGTTGCGCGCGGTGCGGACGGCGGCGTTATAGACCGCAAGCTCGAAACGGGCTTCCGCTTCCGGGCTGATTTCCCCTTTCGTAAAATTCGAGATCGCGGCTCTGTAGGCCATCAGCACATTCCGTGGCGGGCGGCGATGCTTTCCGGCGTGAAGTCGCCATATTCCTCGGGCTGGCGATTGCGGTCGTCGGCAATGGCACGCTGCCATGCCAGCTCGGCCTTCTGGATAAGCGTGGATTCGCGGGCGCTGTCTTTCTTGACCGGAACGCAGATGCGCGCGGCAAGGTCGGACGCGAGCGCGGTGATGACCAACTGCGGGAGCGGGCCGGAAAGATCGTTGACCGTATATTCGAGGATCGCTCCGGAAGCGTTCGTGTAGAGCGTCTGCCCTTCGATCTCGTAGGGCATTTCCAACCGCTTCAAGGCACTGGCCCACACCTCGGCATAAGGCTCTCCGGCAAGCGGAACTGGGGGCAGGATTCCTGCGCTGTTGAGGTCGGGAAGGACGCGAACGGGGTTGCCGAGATCGGACGGCAGCGCATAGGCATAAAGCCAGGTGTCGGAACGGTCGTTGGTGGCAAGAAACGCAAGGCTTGCGCGGACATTGGCGAAGGACCAGTCGTGCGGCCCTTCGAGCATGTCCGCAACGACTTCGGGATACATCCGGCGGCATTCGCGGGCTTCAAGGCTCGCCTCGTCAACCGACGCAATCGGAGTTGCCGGAAGCATCGCGATTGCCTGGTTGCTGATGCTGAGTTGCGAGAAGGCGCGCATGAGCCTTGGCTATGCCGAGTGCGGCATGGCTTGAATCGCCGCGCTTCGTCCGCATCAGGATGTCACCGCCTTGATAACCGCGAAGTTGAAGGCCGGGGCCTCGGTCGCCGTCCCGCTGACTGCGGAGATGCTGACCTTGAACGAGCCGCTACCGACATTCGTCACGATGGCGTTGTAGAGGTTCGCGCCAGACGACTGGTTGACGATGACAGTATCCGTGGCCGCGACCTGCGAGTTGGTGACGGTGAACGAATTCCACGTTGACGAACCGGCTGCGGACACGAGCGTGATCTTGCCGCAGAGAGCGTTGATCGTGACTCCGGTCGTGCGGTTGGTGGTCTGGGTAACCGTTGCCCCGGCCCCGGTCCCGTAGCCGAGCGGGGAAATCATCAGCAGGCCGGAGCTCGTGACGTTGCCGACCGTGCTGCCGCTGATCCTCAATGCAATCGACGACGCTTGGATACTCAGCGCCGCATAGGCGTCCGTCGTCCGATTGTAGGCGGTCAGGCCGCTGCTGGTGAACTCCAGGCCCGCGCCGCTCGCGCCTGCTGGGGCCGCGCCGCCGGTCGCTTCGACGCGCAGCATGTTGCTGCCGGTGTTGAGGATGCTCGACTGGTAAGCCTGCCCAGCCGACCACGTATTCGCGCCGTTGAGGAGCGGGACCGTTCCTCCGCTCGTTCCCGTGTTGGCCGTCGATGCCGTTCCCAGTCCGGACACATCGGTGTTGGCGATGGCGAGCAGGCTTTTGACCTGGGATGCCGTAAGCGCGATCGGGGTTGCGGCGGACCCGGTATTGTTGCCGATGATCGAATTGGCGGCGAGGTTCGCCATCTTCGACAGGGTGACAGCCCCGACCGCGATGGTTGTTGCGAATGATCCGGTTCCCGAGCCGGTCACGTCGTTGGTGAGCGTGATCGTCTGGTCGCCGGAGTTTGTCCCGGTCAGTCCGAGGTCAGTCTTCAGCGTGGCGAGCGTCTGGACTTCGGGAGCGCCAGATCCAGCCGTCTTGCGGTAGAACAGGGTGCCGGTCGCGACGTTCGCCATCTTGGCGAGGCTGACCGCCCCGTTGGCGATGGTCGTCGCCACCGTTCCTACGCTTGTCGTCACGTCACCGGTCAGCGCAGGCAATCGCCCCGCCGGAAGTGTCCCGCTGCCAAGATCGCTGGCACTGCCGCTGGTCGCGACCGTGGCGAGTCCGGAAACATCCGAGGCGGTGATCGCCAGAAACGTCTTCGCCTGTGCCGGCGTCAGGTCGGCGACATTCCCCGCCGCAGTCGCCCCGAGAATGGTCGCG